TTTCTTCTTTCGATGAAGCCGTTGTCGTGAAGGTGGTCTGTGCAGAGTATGTCGGTGTCGTTTTCTGGACATTTTGCGCATTTGGGTGGGTCTTGAAGGGTTTTTAGGGCTTTGATTCTCGTTTTTTGGCGGTATCGTTTTTGGTACTCCGCTTTTTTCTCTTGTTGGATGCAATCTTTACAGGTGTGTTCGTGTTTGAAACCCGTTTTTAATACGTCTTGTTCTGTGAGTTCTATGGGTTTTCTACATTTATGGCATTGTACCATTCGTGGGGTGTGAATTATCTTCGCGTGTTTTACTATGCATTCTTCTAGGGGTTTGGGGGCTAGTTCCCATAAACAGGGGTTCGTATGACAAAAATGTTGGCATGGTTCGTGTAGCATTGTTACTGATATGATTTTCCGATTATTTTATTTAAGTCTGTTGTATATGTTTCCGTGCTATGAGTGCTGCTGAGGATAGGGGTTTAGCTTACTGGGATTTGACGTGTTTCAGTGAATGGGTATGGAAAGATAGTTTGGGTCATCTTCCGAATGCCGACTTTCATAATGAGGTTTATGATATTCTTCAGTATAAGGGTGAAACTGGTAAATTATTCAAAAGATATAAGCGGTTTCATGTGGAAGCTCCCCGTGAGCACGCGAAAACAACCATGTGTAGTGTAATTTATCCATTGTGGCGAATTGGGCATGATCAAAACATCAGGGTTGTGGTTGTGAGCAGAACGGGCGCGCTTGCGTCCAGCATTAATCGGGAAGTTAGACGAAATATTGAGGGTAATGCCCTATATCATGAAGTATTCCCAGAGGTTGTTCCTGATTCGCCGTGGGGTGACGAGGCGTTTCAGGTCCAACGGAGCCGGATCATGAAGACTCCGACGTTCTACGGTGTCGGGTTGGAGGGCTCGATCACGGGCATCAGGGCGGATTTGATCATATTAGACGACCCGTTCGACTTGAGTGAGGTTCGTACTGAGAGTCAGCGGAGTAAGGTGAAGTCGTGGATTGAGACGGTGGTTATGCCGATTTTGACCCCTGATGGTGAGGTGATTGCGATTGGGACGCGTTGGAGCGAGGATGATTACTGGGGTGAGCTTATCGAGCGGGATGTGGAGAAAGGTGGTAATTGGGTTGTCAAGGTATATAGAGCCATAGAGAACTATGAAGATCCCGTGGAGAAGTGGCGGGTGCTGTGGCCTGAGCGTTGGCCTGCTGATAAGTTGGCTGCTCGACGTGAGGACGTGGGTTCGCTGATGTTTAAGAGTCTTTACATGAATGATCCGGCTGGGTTGGAGGGTGCATTGTTCAAGCGGGATTGGCTTACGTTTTATGATCCGTCGATTTTGACGCCTCATTTCATCCGTAACTTTGAGTATTTGATGGGGGTTGACCCTGCTATCAGCGAGTCGCCGGAGGCTGACCGGACGGCGATTGCGGTGGGTGCTTTTGACAGGGAGAAACGTGACATCTACGTGCTGGATATGTTTGCGGACAGGATTGATTTTCCGAGTCAGGTGAAGAAGATTGATGAGTGGGCTCGTCAGCGGACTTTGCCGTTTGTTCCTGGTGACGTTCATATCAGGAAGATTGGGATTGAGGCGAATGCGTATCAGCAGGCGTTGTCGAAGACGGCGTATATCCGTGGGTTGCCGGTTATTGAGGTGAAGCAGAAGAAGAGTAAGTATGAGCGGATGCTTGGGATGCAGCCTCATATTGAGAATGGGCGTATCAAGTTTCCTAATCCGAGGTATGGTGTGAACTGGTGGGGTATGTTTGAGAATGAGTATCTGTCTTATCCTCGTGGGAAGCATGAGGACTTGATGGATGCGTTGGAGCTTATGTTTGAGATGGCGGATCTTGATTCTGGGGATGACGGACCGAGTTTTGTGTTTGGACCTCCTCTGGGTTGGGGTCGAAGACGCTGAAAATAGGCTGAGATATGCCTCAACTAGGTTGAGATAGCATTAAAATAGGTCGAGATACACCCTAGATATAGTATGGGTGGATGCGAGTTCCTCAAGAAGGCTGACTGCTGTGCGAGAAAGTGGCTGTGTCATGCTCAGACTCCTCCTAGAAGGGCTTTTGACTTGCCTTTTTGCCGTGATCCAGTTGAGAATGACTGTGCTGTCTATGCTCGGGCTGTGATGGATGATGGCTGAAAACAACGTTCGGGAGATTTTGAAGTCCATGTCTTCGCCTAAGCCTCCGGTTGACCGTGGAGCGAGGGAGATACCTGGAGGCGGATTCTTCCTTCCAGCGGAGGGTACGGGATGCTGAACTGAGTTTCATCGTTAGGCGTGAGCCGGTGATTCACTGGATTACGTGGTATGTGGCGCAGGATATCTTCGACAACGGGTTTAGGGCGTATATTAAGGACTGGAAGAACGATGACGAGTTCGATGACGCGGTTCAGAAGTTGTGGCGCGACCTGAAGGCGAGTCGTGAGTATCCTCGCTCCACGGCGTTCGAGCGGTTGTATGGTACTTCAGTGATTGTGTGCGGTTATCAAGGAAGTAGCGACTGGACTGAGTCAATATATGATGTGGGTGGCGGATTAAAGGCAGGACTGAAGTTGGTTCAGTTGACCCCGTATCCGTGGAGTCAGGTGAATATTGATTCGCTTGATGAGGATGACACCAGCCTCCGCTATGGTCTTCCACTGGAATACGAGATAACACGAACGGATACCACGAAGCCCTTCAAGGTTCACTGGACTAAGGTAATTCATGATGCGCCTCGTCTCTTCGACCATCCATACGAGGGAATGAGCGTCGTTGAGATCCTCTACGATGATGCAACGGGCTACCGGAACATGCGGTGGGGACTTTACCAGACAATCTTCCGCTACGGCTCTGGGTTCCCCCACATTCACCTTCCGTGGGCGACGCGCAGGCAGATTCAAGCACTCATCAACGCTGGAGAGTTCGATTACATCAATAGCCGTGGGCTCTTCGTAACAGGGGGGAAGGGCGAAAATAAAGAGGAAATCGATTTCAAGGGTATGCAGGGTGCCACGCTTGACCCAAAACCCTATATTGATGCGGCGTTCGAGAGCTTCAGCCTTGGCAGCAGGATTCCACAGGACATCTTCAAAGGTGCCTCGGCAGGTAGAATTACTGGCTCGGAGTTTAACGAGCGGAACTACTATAAATACATCAGCAGTGAGCAGACATCGAAGGAGCCGATTGTCAGGGAGTTCATAAACCGTCTCCTTGAGACTGGTCAGATAGAACTGGAAGATAAGCGACGCAAACTAAATAGGGATACGGAGTACCTTATTGAGTGGAAGAGTGCCTATGTCCTTAACGAGGTTGACCAGACTCGTATCTACCTGTGGGAGTCGACGGCGTATAAGAACTACACGGAGTTCATGACTGTGAACGAGGTGCGTGATCTGAAAAAACTTGGTCCAATTGACGGTGGTGACAGGGTACTTGGAATTGAGCGTATCAAGGCACAGCAGATGAGAATGGAGTTCAATCCCCCACAGGAGCCCAAGGGAAAGACTCAGCCAGAAGAGGGAGAAGTTCAGGGAAACAGACCGGAGGAGAGATAAAAATGGCGTATCAGTTAAGCCATAAGGCAAGGGGAAGCGGGTTCACGATGCAGGGACGTGCCGGGGAGAACCTCGGCAGCAAGAAACTGGTTTATCAGGCATCGGATGGACTCTGGTATTTGGCGGACGCGGACATCATAACGATGATGCCGAGCATCGGCGTCACGATGGCGAGCATCCGTCAGGGCATGGGCGGACAGATTCTCAGGTACGGGTTCATCGGCTCAACGGCGTGGACGTGGACGCTGGGCGCGTCCATTTACGCCACCACGACACCGGGGGAGTTGAGCCAGACCGCGCCAAACGATCTCCGGCAGACTATTGGGCGTGCGACGAAGTCCAACATGATATTTTTCAATCCGGAGAATGTTGAGAACGAGGTTTACTGGAGCAACACGCATAGGACGAGGTACAGCATAACTGGGTCTGGGTCAAGGGTCGACGAGGAGCTTTCAGGCGGTGAGTGGTGGACCGTTAACTGTAGCTACGCTGAGGTTTACATGGATACCTTCAACGGTATATTCGACATCACGGGACTGGGTGTTGCCTCCGTTATCAGTAACTATGCGTACTATGCCGTCACGGTTGGCGCTGGAACCTACACGTCTAATACTGGTCCGAGCACTGGGATGAGAATGACCACTGGGGCGCTTGTCAACAACAGTAACCTTATCGCCACTGGCGACAACACGGGAATCGGGTTGTCATGGAACCCGGCGCAGACGGTGTGGATGCACCTGCACTACAGGTTCCCCAACGCGGGAGACGCGGTGAACTCGTATTTCCTCGGGGCGTTCTACAGGGACGCCAACAACTATGTTGGCATCAGGTATGACACGGCGGTTGACGCCAACCTTCGCTTGGTAACTCGGGCGGCTGCGGCGGAGACTCTGACGGTTGTGGGTCCATTGGACACGAACTGGCATGAAATCTTCGTCAGGTTCTCGACTGGAGAGGTCCGGTTCTGTCAGGATGGAGTCGTGGTAGTTCACACGACGAACGTGCCTGCGGGTAACTTCGCCTGGTACAATTATTTGGAAACGCTTGCGGTCGCGGCGAAGAACTAN